TTCCGGGTCGGAGGAAATCGTAAAGCAGAGCCGCGTCGCTGGTACCGAAGATCGCCGGCATTTTGCCGGTGAGAAGGCTCTGGTAACAGAGGTATTCGAACAACCGCACGATCCGGCGGATTTGCTCTTGATGGTAATTCAGAGCCAAGCGCCGCATACGATCGAGGCGCGTCTGCGTCATGTAGGGATTTTCGCCGACGCCGCGAAACAGGAGTTGATCCGCCCCGATATCGCCCTCTTCCTCGATCAACGGGTAGACCCGGTTAATATTCGAGTACTTTTCCTGAATGATGTTTTTTTGCCCGGTACCGAGTGACCGGCCGTTGAGTCCGCGCGGCACAAGCGCCGCAAGACGCTCGTTCCCCCTCAAAATATCGATATCAACCACGGCGCTATCGGGATTAAACACCGTTTGCGATCCGTTTTCCGGACGCCCGAAAAATGCTTGCGCTACCGTCGAAACGGCGATGACTTGCCGTTCGTCGAAACCGTTGGCGAAAAATCTCGCGTATGTGTCGACAGCCAGCGGGGAGGTTGCAAAGTTACCCATTGATTACGCTCCTTATACCTTTTTCGGGCCCTATGCCGCGGCCGTGATATCGATCGTCGACTCCATGTAAATGTTAAGTTGTCGCAGAAATTCCTCGACGGCGACGTTGATTTCGGCCGGCTTGTTGATGATCGTATCGAGCGTTTTCGACGACTCGATAACAAGCTGAGCCGAATCGATCACGGCCTCGCCGACGAGCACCGGAACATCCTCGACATCGGCGGCCTTGATCTCGGCTTCGGTCATCGACTTCAAGATGATACCGCGCGGGAACTGAGTTCCATCGGTTGCGGTTTCGTCGCTGAAAACAACCCACTTTTGCGACGTGGGATTAAACGAAAGCAGCGTGTAGATCGCCACGGCGCCGGTGCGGCCGGCGTCCGTAAGGAACGTTTCCGCGTCCTTCACAAGCGGGTTTAGAGTCAGAATAAACGGCTTGTTTTCGAGATCGGTTTTTACCTGAACGGCCATTTTTACGTGCTCCTTTTATCCGTTGAAACGCGCGACCTGTGCGTTAAAATCTTCTTCGGTTTTGATTTCCCCGTCGATCGAGGCCTGGCCCGGGGGCGCCGGCGGTGTGTCGCCTTGATCCTCGGTTTCCTTCTTCGCGGCTTCGGCCTTCGCGGCCTCAACCATGGCGTCGTGCGTCGATACCGCGCTCGAAAGCTCGGCGGCGGTGGTGTCGCCCTTCAAAAGCGAAACCGCCTTTTCCTTGATAAACGCCGGGTAGTCGCCGGAAAGGATCGGCGTAGCGGCGGCTACGCGCGCGGCGTGCTCGTCGGTTCCGACCTTTGCGGCTTCGGCCTTGATCTTATCGATTTCGGCCTCGAGTTGCGCATCTTCGGCCACTAAATCAGCGAGTTTCGCCATCTTTTTAACCTCTGGTTTATCGGTATGGACTTCGCAATCTAAGTTTTCGTCGTTTTCCGCCCCGTTGTCAATACCGTTATTTTCGCTAACCGGCGGAATTGGCGCGTCGGCCACCGTCGCGGCCGCTTTTCCGGGCCTTCCAGCCGGCGCGGTCACTCCGATAACGCTGTCGATCATGCCTACGGAAAGCGCCGACGGCTTCGAAGCGTCCGGATCCGCCGCGATAAGTAGGCCACCGCGGCCGAAATTAGCCGCTACGTCTGCCGCCGCGCGCGCGCGACCGGTCGCTACACGGTCGATAAAAACGCGCTCGATAGCGTCTAACCTCGCCTGGAATGACTTTAATCCCTCGGTTGTAGCAAGATCTGGATTCTTCTCCGGCGCGTTTTTGGATACGATCCGAATCTCTTTTATCCCGGCCTTTTGATCATATTTCGTCCAATCTACGAACAACGCGTAAACGCCGATCGATCCAGTTTCCGCCGCCGGCGACGTCGCGACGATTTCGTGCGCGGCGCTCGCGATCCAATACGCGGCGCTAGCCATAAGCCCGCGATTTTCCGCGATAACGCGTTTAGTTTTTCCAAGCTCGCGCAACGCGATCCACACCTCGTCAAGTCCGGTAACGCCGCCGCCCGGGGAATCAATAAGCAGGCGCACCGTTTTTACGCGCTCGTCGGCGGCAACGGTAGCGATCGCTTTTTGGATATCCGGGTATGAAGTCGACCCGAAACCGAAAAGGCGCCCAACGATTGACGGTCTATTACTGAGCGTTCCGCGAATATCGATCGAAGCCGTATCGTCGGCAACGCTCAGGATCTCGCCGGGATCGGCCGCGTCTGCGAACGCCAACGCGGCGGATCGCTCCGTTTCCTCCGACGCCTTAAGCACTTTATCGCAATAAACCCGGAGCGCTTCTAATTCGCAAAGCCAAATTTGATCCATATTAATCACCCAGATCGGCGCCGACCGTAACAGTTATAAACGATTTTCCGGGCGTCGGCGAGTGCCCCGGGTACGTCACCTTTTTGCCGTCTGATAGCGTAGCTTCGAATTCCGCGGGAAACTCTCCGGCGGTTTCGACGTCCATTGATCGGCCGATTTGGATTTCGCCGACGGTTCCGACCGCGATAAATAATCCGTTTCCGTAACCGAGCCCCCAGAAATCGCCAGTATAAGCGGACGGCGTTTCATCCGTTGCCCACGTTATCCCGTCCGTTGACGTTTGGATCTGCGGACCAAATCCGGACAATACAAAACGCGTGCCATCAAACGCCGCGTTAGAAAAGAAATTCGTATACGCTCCGGCTTGCGTGCGTTTTGTCCATACCGCTCCATCCGGCGACGTCTCAATTTCCCCACTCTGCCCGGATATGACGAATAAGCCGACTCCATATGTAGCACCGAGAAGAGCCCCGCTATAAGATCCGGCCGCGCTTTGCTGCGCCCACGTGATACCGTCTGAACTTGTCTGAATCTCCGCGCTAGCTCCAACAATTACAAATAACGAGCCACTCCATACGGGTTGGTGAAATGTACCAGTATACGACGCGTCGGGCGTCTGTTGCGTCCACGTAATACCGTCCGGACTCGTCTCAATCTCCCCGTTCTCGCCGGATATTACGAATAAACTATTTCCGTATTCCGCCCCATAAAATGCGGCACTATAACCCCCGGCCTGCGTCTGCTTACTCCACACCACCCCGTCCTGGCTCGTCTGAATTTCGCCGCCTGAGCCAACCGCTACGAACGTATCGTTTCCGAAAACAATATCGTAAAACGATCCAGCATACGCCCCGGCCTGCGTTTGTTTCGTCCATGTAACGCCGTCCGGGCTCGTTTCAATCTCGCCCCCGAATCCGACTACCACATATAAACCGGCGCCGTACGCCATATCGTAAAGCGTACCCGAATAAGCGCCGGCCGCGCTTTGCCGAAGCCAATCGACCGACCGCCATTCATAAGCCACGTCGCCGGCGTCCGCGTCATCGATAACGGCCGCGGAATTTATTTTACCGGTAACCTTATCGGCCTCCGTCATTATGAATTTCACGGTCGCGCCATTTAGATCGATACCGAGCCCGGTATCGGGATCGATCATTGTCCGGCGGATCGGTATTCCGGTGTCGCCCCGCTTAACGAATTCTTTATACGGATCGTCGTTCCGATGTTCTAACTGTAGCGGAAACGGCATTTACTTCCCTTCCTTCTCGTCGCTCGACTCGTTACCGCCGGCGCTCTTTTGCCACGGCGTCGGCGTAAGTTGCGGTATCTGGCGTGCGAGTTTGGCGCGATTCGTCTTGCCGTCGGAGCCGTTAAGATTCTGAGCGACACGATCCAGATCTTGCGCTCCCATTCCGATATACAATTCGTCGGCCTTGGCCGTGCGCATCGGATCGATATTCGGCATCGGTGCGCCGATCCAGGAATTCGAAAGCCACGCCTCGCGCAATCGCGGGTCACTCCACCCCGGCGCGCTCACGCGCCCGGCCGCGATTTCACCGGCTAGCCAGTTTTCGTAAATCGGATCGAGCAAATCCGAAATCATCTCGCCGCGCCAGATCTGAGCGACGCGCCAGAAAAGCATTAAGGCCGCGCGCGACGCCGAGTAGTTTTGATTAAAGCGCATCAAAACGACCTCGAGCGGAATCGATAGGCTCGCGGATATGTGACCGGCCATGGTGTTAACGAAGTTTTCGAAGGTCTCAACCGGCGCCGTATTCGGGAACGCCTTTAAATCCTCGCCCTCATTTAAACTGAAAACGCCGACGCCGCCGGGTACGCCAAGCGTAGCTTCCTGTATCGGAACGTAGTTTACGTAATCCGCTGGATCTATATTGTTCGCTTCGGCCAACGCCGCGCCCGCGGCGCTCAGTCCGGCCGGGCCTACCGGTTGATTATGGCTTATTTCCGCCAAAGGATTCGACGCGGCGTTCTTTTCGTTCGGCTTTACGTACAGACTGAGCGACGATTGCGCGATCGCCTTCATAAGCTCGGCGCTCGCGAAGTCCGTAATCTTCTCGAATTCTTGTAGCGCGTGGCTTATCCGCGAATACCCGCGGCCTTGCCCGGCGTACTCCGGCTGATACCCGTGAACCATCATTCGGCGGCCGCTCCGGGAGCCAACCGCCGGGATCACTTTTTCCTCGTATGTGTAATCTTTGCGCAATACGTGAATATTATAAGCGGTTTCCCTCCCGCCGGCGTCGCGCTCGATCCCGTCAAGAAACGGCGGCATCCCCCCGGCCGTGTTAGTGAAGCCGAGCCCGCGGATCTGAATCGGATCGATGAAACCTAATTGCAGCGGGTTTAACAAATCCTTGCGCATGGAGTACGTAAACCGCACGAAATACTCGCCGTCGCGTTGCTGGCTCAACCCGGCGAGGCGTTGCGCCTGGTACAAATTCATATCTTCCGCGCGGGTGGTTTTCTTCGATTTCGCCCACCTGTGAAACGCCGCCGCGACCTGTCCGGCCCATCGCTCGGCGGCTTCGGCTGTCATACCCAGAAGCTCGAAAGCGGGCTCTGGACTCAACCTCAACCCGGTATCGACCACGGTATCGGTGTGGCGCTCGATAGCGCTCCGGGCCTGTAGCGACGTGTGGTAAGCGCTCCGGGCGTTGAATCGTAAGAGCGTGTGATTTAGGATCGGCGTCCGTCCGCTATTGGATAAACCGCCGCTCCATTTCGAGCCGTCGGAACCGGCGGCGCCGTAGCTTCCAAAAGGCCCATTTGACGTGTATGCGCGCGGTTGCGGTTGCGGGCTTGCGTGCGCCTTCGGTTTCGCTACCGGTAAAGCCGCGTCGCTGTCGACGAGTCGGCGCGTCGCTCCCATTCGAGAAAACAAGCTCATTACTGGCGCCTCGGTACTATATGAACGATGCCCCCGACTTTAAGCCGCCGGCTTAGCTGTTCGATCGCGGCCTCGAGACTATCGATCTGGTCCTTCATATCGTTGATCTTCATGCGCCGCGCGCGCTGGCTTCCCTCGTTAGAGTCAAATCGATATTCCTCTATATCGTTCGCTAGTAGCTTTTCATAGGTCGCATTCGCAAGCGCAAGTTGGGTCTCTTTAGTAGCGATTAACGCCTCAATCCGGGCGATCTCGGCGGCCGACAGATACGACATAATTACTTTTATTCCTTATTTCCGGGCGGGTCAACACGTAACGGCGCGCATCGTTTGGTCATTTCCTCGAGTATCATACGATGGTTAACTACTCTGACTTGATCTTTTGTCGCGCCGTTTTTTATGTACGCGGCTTTCACCCTGAGCACCTCGGAATCAAGATAGACGTCGCCGGCGCATTGGTTGAGCACGCGAATATCGAGCGCTTCATTTCGTCGGCCGCTCGGGCAGTGAAACGATCCGTCGCGGCGTTTTTCTTCGGCCGTGAGCATCTTAAAATATTTCTCGCCGTAGTCGATCGGGAACTCGCAAAAGCCCGGCTTGTTGGGCCCGGTGTCGCGACGCTCGATCTTTAGATTGTTGTAACAATGTGTTTTATAATAGTTCGTACTGATCTCGTACAGCGTTGACGCCTCGCCGATCTTGGCCGCGCGGTACCTGCGAAAATTAGACGGGCGCCTTTTATCGCCTTCCTCTTTTTTCCGCGTCGTTAGATCTCCGAATCCCTTTGATGGGTACGTGCTCACCCAACTACCGCAAAATCTGTAAACGACGTCCGTTAAGTTGCCGTCGCCGCTATCAATAAAAAGTATCGACGGCGTAAATACCATTCCGTCATCACGTTTGAACTTAAAATTATCCCCGTTGTTTTCGCTCGCCCACTCGTTAAGCTCTGCCCATGCGCCGCTTTCGGGCTCGTCTACCTCGCCCTCGAATCGTCGATAGATAATAGACCACGTACGATAGCCGGCGCCGTGGCCGCATACTTCCATTTCTAATCTTGGACCGTTATTCGGATCGCGCTTGCTCCCGGCCTGGACGTCGATACCTACCGTTAAGAATAGGACGCCGAGCGGAACGGTACCGGCCTTATAGGAGCCGCGAAGCTCGATCACTTTATCGAGTTTCGGCCGCGCGCCTAATTCTTTGAACGGTAAACCGAGATATAGATTAACGAAACTTCGCATACCATCAACATTGTTTTGCGCGTCATCGTATAATTCTTGCAGTTCAAACCACGACATCATACCCGCCGGCGAGTACAAACTTGATATATGATACGAGCGATACAGATCCGACTTACTCTGGCTAGTCGGTAGCCAGTTACCGGCGCCGAGCATAGCTGTTTTATGGTGGTTCTTAATAGGTTCCTGGCAATGCTTGCACATATAATAAACTTCGATTAACCGCCCGTCCTTACGTACGGCCTTTATTCCGTAATTAGTTTTATCGTTTCCCCACTCGAGCACCTGATACGCGCCACAATACGGACACGGTACCTCGAATTTCCTTTGATCCCCGGCCTCGTACTGTTGTTTTATTAAACTCTCGGCGTCGGTTGTAGGCGTACTGAAATCGTAAATCTTTTTACGCTGACCCCACGCCGCCGTACGCGCGTAAGAAACGTCGAGCCAATTACCCTCACCGGTTTTTAAATGCGCGGGTGCGCCGTCGATCTCGTCGCGGATAAGGATCCGTTTTGAATCTGAACGCAGACCGGGAGCGGATTGCGCGCTAGCCATATCGAGAGCGCCGCCGATAAATTCCTTAGAGTACATCTTATCGCCGGTGCGCCTTACCTTTGGGTTGTTCGTGTTAGCTCGTATCTTGTGCCGGAACTGGCACGAATCGATCAACGGCTCGAGCCGCTTAACGACCCATTTTTCTAAGAGGCCTTCGGTAGCGGATATAAAAAGAATCTCCGCGGGATTCTCATCGATCCAATATGCGATCACGTTTTCCGCGCTCGCCGTCGCCCCAAGTTGCGCGCCCTTCATTAATACGACGTGTTGGATCGGACTGTCGGGGCTCATGCAATTCATGATCTCGACAAGGTACGGCGTGCGGCTATTAGACCAAAAACCCGGGAACGGCGTTTGCGGCGGTAGTATCCGGCGCCCCTCGATATATTTTGCGATATCGGTTTCGGTTCTTTTCTTGGGGCGCTTTTCGTTTTCGCTCGTTAGAAAAGCTAGGTCGGAAGCGGTCGGCATTCTTTCTATCGATCTAAACTTACGTGTGTATGAAACGACTGTGTGCCTACAAAATCGATCGTATGATTTTTAGGATAGAGCTTTGTTGCGCCGGGCATTTGAGCAATCAACCCTCCGTAGCTTCCCCTTTGTATTATATATTTATGCGGCCCATTCCCGCCGCACCAAGTGATTATTACCTTCGTCCCGTTAGGTAATTTATTAACTTCTTCTCTCGTTAATAGGCTCTCCACCGTACCCGCCTTTCTAGTTTTTGTTCTCGGCTTGTAACTCGCGCTTACGTTTTACCGCGGCGCCGTACGTCGCGAAGTATTCCACCTGGATTTGGCCTTGCATTATGTACCACCACAAGCCGAGCCGCCTTATGTGATATTTCGTTTTCATTATTCCATCATCCGTTGACGGTGCGCCTGGCTCCATTCCTCGATCTGGTTTTTCAACCGAGCGATCTCTTTATGCGCTTCCTCTAATTCTTTTACGAGCGCATGGATCTGATCTTCTTTGGCCTTAAACTTACTGTTTATATCCGCCATATCGTTACGCATTACGCCGCCTTCCCTTTACCCACCTTATGCGCCTTATTTACCTGCGCTAAATATTCGGTAACATCCGCAAGACAGCCCCCGTTAAAAACAACCGGAGCTTCCTCGTTTGGAAAAAAACAATACTGGCGCCACGGTCCGTACCATTTCACGCTGCCCAACGCGTCTAAACTTATATTATTACGACACTCCCATATTAACGTCTTTTTAGTGTCGCCAATTAAACAGAAATGAATATATTTATAATGTTGTTTAAAGCTCATTATACCCGCCTTTCAAATTCCGGAATACCATCTATAAAACATCGCACCGATTAGGATACCGTTAGCGATCCAGATACCGATCGTAAGCCGTCGCGCGCGTGTTGTCATTAAGCGCCCTCGATCGGTAACTCTTTTAAGAATCTACCCACGGCTAACTCGACGTGTTCGATTGTTTTTGAAATCTCGCGTTCGATTATTTTTCCGACGGCGATAACGTCGGCGGCTTTATCAACGCCGAGCCGCCCGGCAATGTCTGCGCTCAGTTTGTCGCCGAGCGTTCCGAATTCGGTGGCCTCGATCGAATATAGTTTCGCCATAAAGTCGCTTACCAGTTTACGATCGATGAGTTTACCGCGCGCGGTGTCGTATTCGATTTGCAGCTTCCTCGCTTGCGCTAGCGTTTTCGCCGCGGTTATTTGGTGACCATATAATTTCTCGTCGCCGCCGGCGTCGATACCTTTGATATCGAGTTGATCGCGCGTGAGCCCGGCACCGCTCGCCGACGTATCGGTTTT